GTTCAGAAACTTCACGTCTAGTATTTCAACCTCTGTGCGCATCTCGCCACGATTCCCATCCGCATCGGCGCCGTACATTTCACGCCACACCTTGCCCTTTGCCATCACTGTGACATAGATTGGTTTGTAATCCATGTTTACCTCTGTGCTAAACTCCAACCAATATCCTTCTTTCTTTTTCATCTAAACCTCCTCGCTTAAAAGCTTTAAACACTTCTTACAGGTAACTTCACTGTTCGTTAGCCGAAGCCGTTGTGCGTACATTCCTGGGCTCATCTGTCCGCACTCCGTATAGTTTATGATACTGACTGTTCCATCTGTTTCATTCCTGTGGATGCAGGTAATTCTATGAACAACACTGCCGCTGTTAAAGTATGCGTTCCTACCACCGAGATCCTCTGTCTTCTGTTCGAATCTCACAGCGCCCTCCCTTTAACAACTCGTTTCTCATCAAAGAAAAAGAATGTTCCATCCATATAATTATATGTATCAAGACAGAAGCCAGTCGTTTCTTCATACTCTTTCTGAAACTTAGAGACTAAAAGCCAATTGCCTTTTTCAGCTTCTCTACAAGCATCAAATATTATTTGCATCGCATCTCTCATTTTTTACTCCTCCTCTTCCATTTCGTTTTTCTCAAGCCACTCAAAATACTCACTAAATATTTGGTCAATTTCTTCATTCATCCCGCCAAGGCTTTCTTTGGCAGTCTTTATTGCGTTTGGATTAACTTCTTCACTTGCGCCGCTGATATCGTTCAGCAGCTCTTCAACTTGGTTGGTGATCATGCACCCTAGGTCTGACCAGGCTTTAGCGAATTGGATTAGTTCAAAACTTTCAGCGTCTTTCATTTTTTACTCCTCCTCAACTAGTTTGGACTCTACATAAATCGCATCATGAATTGCTTCAATCGCCAGCTCTAATTTGCCTTTGGCTTCTCGGTGATATTTTTGAGTTTCCTCATCCATGCAAGCAATCCTGGATCCGATGATGTTGCGGGCTGTTTCAAGTCTTTCTAAAATTGTTTCAAGTTGAGCCACGTTTACTTTTGCTACTTTAGATTCTTTCTGTTTTTGAGTAATTGTTTTAACCATTTCAAAACTCCTTGCCCCGAAGGGCTGTTAATTTTAATTAGCTAATTCTTTCAGGTAGTCGTAGTATTCGTCAGAACTTGCTTCGTCACATTCCATTCGGTTCATAATGTCCTCGTGAATAAGCTCGGCTTGTTTGTCGCTAATTCTAACGCCAGCTCTTTCTCTAACTTCGTCTTTGATAAACTTGATATCTTGTTTCGAGGCTTTTTTGTTCATCTTTTGCTCCTTGTGTTTCTTAGTTACCTATAACTAATCGGCGGCTTTGCAGAATCCTATACCCCTGGGGCCAACTTTTCTTGCCACCAGAGCCTACCTGCTTGACACAGAAAAAATACTTTGCTTCAGTTTGAGTCACTTAGGGAGGCCCAATGCCAGAAGCTTTTAAATGTGCACACACTAAAATCATCCCAATCACAGAACTCAAGCCAAACCCCAGGAATCCCAACATTCACAGCGAGCAGCAAGTCAGCCTGTTGGCGAGAATAATGGAGTTCCAGGGACAGCGCGCACCCATTATCGTGAGCAACCAAACCGGCCTGATCGTAAAGGGACATGGCCGTCTGGAGGCGCTTCAAAAAGCTGGGTGGCAGAACGCCGCCGTCGACTTCCAGGACTACCAAAGTGAAGAGCATGAATATGCTGACATGGTGGCGGATAATGAAATTGCAAAGCTAGCCACTACCGACAAGGACCGAATACTGGAGAGCCTTAAAGACCTGGAATTCGGTGATGATTTTGACTTTGAAATGCTCGGCATACCCGACTTTAACCTAGACGACTTGCTCGGAACTGAGGAGGATGAAGTTGTAGGTGCAATTGCCGAAGACGGTGACCTGGGCGAGGGGTCTTGGAAAGACAACCTTCGCGCTAGTGGGGAGATGATCGGCACCAGTGGGAAGATTGTTCTCATGTACGAACGGGATCATTACCTGCAGATTGTCGACAAGATGTCCGCGCTGTTTAAAAAATACGAAGTGCAAAACGCTAGTGAGCTAGTTGAAAAGCTGTTAGACAATGCCTGAGATTATACACCTGAACAACAAGCCACCAGAGGATGAAAGTTTAATAGGGAAGGAAGCCAGCACATTTAAAACGAAGAATATCCTCAGTGGGGAGTTTGAGATTTACATGGACGGGCTTCCCTTTATGAAGCACGCCATTATTCCGAAGGGATTATTTAGCGATGTAAAGGCCACACTCCCCAGTGTTCAGTTCTCAGACACCAATAGGCTCGGATACGTTCATCGTGAGTCTTTTGTTTACGAGGATATTAGAAAAATGGGAGCTGAAACAACCTTCGGCGCTCGCAAACGAAATGCAATGTATCACTTGCCGGCCGGACCCTGCAAAAGCAACACCGAATATCCGAAGCTGTATGGCCGACTAATAGACATGGCCCACTATGTTTCAGAGCAATATAAAGACTTCGCTCCTGACATATACGCTATTCACCAGGAGTTCTCCAGCGCCATTCGCCTTGGCTACAAACTGGGCAAGTCGCCCTTTACCAGCGCCATCGTTAACCAAAACAACCGGTTGAACTTCCACACCGACAGAAACAACTTCAAGAACGTGTTTAGCAACATGGTCGTGTTTAAAACTAAAAGCCTTGGCGGTAACCTAATGGTCCCCAGCCTGGACGTTGAAGTAAAACTACAGGACAGGTCACTACTGATATTCGATGGGCAGTCCCTGGTGCATGGCGTAACGCCAATTAGTAATCTAGGTAAGGACAGCTCCAGATATAGTATTGTCTTCTATGCGTTGGAGTCGCTAACGAAGGCTGGTAACATAGAAGAGGAAATTCAAAAAACCCGTGACAGTGAAGAATATAAACACCGCAAGTACATGGCGCATGTAAAGGGCTTGAAGAAATGAAAATTATTATACCCTCATACGGTAGAGCCGACACCATCACCACTCATAAATTTCTAGAGGATGGCGGTGTTACGAATTATAATATTCTCCTACACACCGAGGAGCATAAAAAGGATTACTGTCGCAACCCCACCATTGACCCATCGAAGATTATTGTTTCCAACGCCGACAGAGGCATTGCCAATCAGCGGCGTTGGATTATTCGCAACTTCGCAGAGAAGGAGGAATGGTTCATGACGATGGACGACAACGTCCGCGGGATAAAAGGCGTTAGTCCAAAGCACTATGGTAAAATGAAACTGAACGTTACTGATCCAGGGTTTGATAAAACCATCTACGACCACGAGTACAACTCAACGGAGTTTATCGAACTGTGCCATAGGGACATCTCCATTGCCGAAGCCATTAACGTTAAATACTGTGGCTTCTCCACGGTGCCGAACTATTACTTTCTAGCCAAGAAGTACCGATCCGTCGGATACGTGATATCAAAAATAGCCATCATAAAGAACATGGGCCTGGACTATGATTTAAACCTCGAAGCCATGGAGGACTTCGGCTTCACCGCCGAGAACCTGCTTCACTTCGGTGGGGTGCTCATCAATAACTTCATCATACCCAGGGCTGGGCACTACGAAAAAGGCGGCATCGGAACATACGAAGAACGCCTGCCAAGAAAGATTAAAGACTGCGCCTATTTAATGTATAAATATCCTGGCCTATTTCGATATAAAGAAAAAGCTGGATGCCATCCCATGGCTGAACTACAAATACGCTTCACCAACACAAAGCAACTGGATGAGTGGCGTCGTAGTCTGAATAAATAACTATCTGTGTTACAATATTATTTTACCAGGAGACCCGATGGCCGGAAGACCGAAGATAGAAGTAAACTGGGCACAGGCCGAAAAGATGGCCAGTATCCACTGCACCGGAGAAGAAATTGCCAACGTTCTCGGCTTTTCTTACGACACCTTGGAGCGCCGAATCAAGGAGGATGGGTGGGTTAATTTTGCGGAGTGGTTTAAAAGACATTCAGCAACAGGCAAAATGAGCTTAAGAAGAATGCAATTCGAGTTGGCTAAGAAAGGCAACGCCACCATGCAGATATGGTTGGGCAAGAACTACCTTGGGCAAGTTGATCATCACGAAACCACCATTACCAACAGGGAAATTAAAGTTGACGTCTTCTCAAACGAAAATCCTCTTCGAAAGAACGATAAAGCAGACCGAGCAGGCTGATCTTTTATTCGGAGAGAAGAAGCACGTCATGAGTTATGGCGGTTCTCGTTCTGGTAAAACATTCGGCATCTGTCGTGCTATTATTGTTCGCGCTGCCTATGAAAAAAGCAGGCACCTTTGCGTGCGCTTGAAGTTCAACCATGCAAAGACGTCACTGTTTATGGACACCTTCCCCAAGGTGTTTAACCTTTGCTTTCCCGATATCAACTACACCACCAACAAGTCGGACTACTACTTTCAACTGCCCAATGGGTCAGAGATATGGATTGGCGGAGTGGATGAGAAAGAGCGCGTTGAGAAGGTTCTCGGTAAAGAGTATTCAACTTTATTTTTCAATGAATGTTCGCAAATTCCCTACAGCTCAGTGACGACCGTGCTAACCAGGCTGGCCGAACAAAACGAACTTACAAAGATGGCCTTCTACGATGAGAACCCACCAACAAAGCGCCATTGGAGTTATCCGTTATTTATTAAAGGCCTGGATCCAAACTCATGGGAACCGCGCAAGGACGCGCACAATTACACAAACATACTAATGAACCCAGAGGATAATCTAGAGAACATTGACCCCGATTACCTGGACATTCTCGAACAGCTTCCAGAGAAGGAAAGGGAAAGATTTTTAAAAGGCCAGTTCACCGACGACACCAGCGGTGCCATTTATTACGCCTTCGACAGAGATAAACAAGTCATGCCCGTTGAACGTAAACCAGACATACAACTGGTCCTAGGTATGGACTTTAACGTAAACCCAATGACTGCTGTGGTGTGTCAGATTTATGACGATAAAGTCCATGTGGTTGACGAAATATATTTAGAGAACAGCAACACGCCGGAAACCTCACTACATATTAACTCTAAATTCCCTGGCAAGTGGAAGGTAATAGCCGATCACACTGGTGGTAACCGTTCAACAACTGGCCCATTGTCTAACTTGCAAACATTAAAGAACCATGGATTGATAGTGCCACCGTTTCGTAATCCGTTTAGAGTTGACAGATACGCAGCAATGAATAACCTGCTTGAGAAAGGTCGTCTTATAATTGACCCTAAGTGTGTTAAACTAATCCGCGACTTAGAACAGGTGAGTTTCAAAGAGGGAACTGATTTGCCCGATACGAAGGAAAAACATTTAACACACATCAGCGATGCTCTTGGCTACCTTTGCCATTGGGCTTTCCCAATAGTTAAGATCCAAACTTCAGCCAGTAACTTACCGAGGTAATTAGATGTCATTAGAGAATTTGAATTTACTTGACGAAGGTGTTCGCAAACAAGTCCTTGGTGACATCAATCAGGAGGAGAACTTCAGCCGTAAACGTGAAGCGCAGCGCCGGTTTGATGTGTATCGAGGCAGGCAGGACGCCTACATTTTAGAAAAGCTAATTAGTGAATTCTCAGTTAGAACAGTGCAGGAGATGCGCACCATTCTTTCCATTAACATGACAGAGAAGATCATTGATGAGCTAAGTTCGCTTTACAAGAACGAGCCAGTGCGTGAGTACACAGACGCCAGCGAGAATGAAGAAGAACAAATAGATGAACTTTACAATAAAGCTAAGTTCAATTCTGTAATGAAGATTGCGAATAAGTATTACAACCTCTGGGATGATCTTGATATTTTAGTTATACCTAAAGACGGTATGATTAAAGTGAAGCCATTAATTAAACAAGGTTACGATATTGTTCCAGACGCCAATGATCCTGAAAAAGCTTACGCGCTTATTCTATCGACGTTCGACGATGCGACTCATGCAACATTTGTCGATGGCACTAACATAACGCAAGATCGCAATGATTATTACCAGCGCGATTACAGAAATGAAAAGATTGCCGACGATGACGACAGACTTAAACTGCTTCAGCGCTACATCTGGTGGACACCTGAATGGCATTTCACTACCGATGGCCATGGTAAACTTATCGAGGAACTTGAACCGAATCCAGTTGGGCGCTTGCCAATTGTGAACATCGCACAGGAGAAGGATAATCAATACTTCGTTCGTCGCGGTGCTGGTATTATTAACTTCGCCATTGAGTTCTCCGCCTGCCTAAGCGACCTTGCTAACATTATTAAACTACAAGGCTACGCCCAGGCTGTTATTACCAGCGTGAAGCAGCCGACTAACTTATCCGTTGGCCCGAATAAGATTATCTGGTTAGAGCAGGATCCAAACGCCACCGTGCAACCAACATTTGAATTTGTATCTCCCAACCCAGACATTGCCAACAGTTTAGAGTTTCTAGACACACTGTTGAGACTGTTTCTAAGTTCCCGTTCGATAGACCCAAAGACCATCAGCGGTAAATTAGATGGTCAGTCCTTCAGCTCTGGAGTAGAGCGCCTGTTAGCAATGATAGATCGTTTCTCTGCCAGTCAGGACGATGCTGATTTATTTAAGTGCGCAGAGGTAGACATATTCGATCTAATGCGCGATTGGTCTAACGTCATGCAAGGTGTTAGCGACGAGACGAGACTAACAGATGAACTTAATATTGCCACCATTAGCGACGATGTAGTGATGACAGTTAACTTCACTGGACCAGAGGCTGTTAAAACAGAAGCCGAGGAGTTAGACTTAGTCGAGCGGAGATTAGACAACGGCACAATGTCAATCGTCGGCGCTATTGAAAAACTCGATAGTGTTGAGAAGGATAAAGCCAAAGAAATTCTTGCAGAGATCCGTGAAGAAGAAAATGAGGTAGAGGTAGAAGAAGATGACGAAGAAGTTAACCAAGGGGCAGACGAGAACATTATCGAACAACAACCCGAAGTTGAAGTTCAACCTTAAAGACATCTTCGGCGTTGATGTTCAAGATAACGAAGCCCTGCGCCTGGCGATGGCCGAGGCTTTGTTAACGAAGATCATTGATAAAACTCAGGGCAATAAGTCCAGAACTGGTAAACCGTTTAAGAAATATTCAAAATCCTATATGAACTCATTGGACTTCAAAGCGGCTGGCAAGACTGGTAAAGTCAACCTAACGCTGAGTGGTGATATGCTTGGGCTGATAGACGTTACCGACGAAAGCAGAAACACCGTAACACTTGGCTGGGAAGAATCAGACGAGCAGGGCAAAGCCCATGGGCACATCACGGGTAATCCTAAAACAAAATTACCTATTAGAGACTTCTTCGGTCTGAATGAAAAGGATCTTCGAGAAGTTAAAAATAAATTCAGCGATGAGATCAGCACCATTAAAACGGCCAAGTCATCTGAAAGGGACAGAGCTATTTTAAGATTCATTAAATCACTGGAGGATGATACTGGTGGCTGAGATTAAATGGAACATCGGCAAGACGGCAGCCGAGATTGCAAAGAAAGTTAAACGAGCTTCGAGTAAAAAGAAGTTCGAGCTACTGATAGGTGAATTTATAACTACACGCGTTAGGGCAAGGGCTCGCAAAGGCCAACCACTTAACAACACCTGGCACTTTCCTAATTTAAAACCATCAACCATTAAGGCTCGCAAGGCGTTAACAAAAGGTG